AGCCGAACTTGCTGTAGGATTTGGGCGTAAGGTGAGAAACCTCGTGGACAGCGAGGCGTACCACAAAATCTTCGACGGTTTGCAGTTGTCTTCGGACAGTAAAGCTGCGGGTCGTTGGAATACATCGAAAGGGGGTGATTACTTCGCCATCGGTGTAGGAGGTGCGGTTACCGGTAAAGGTGCCGATCTTCTGATTATTGACGACCCTCATTCTGAACAGGAAGCAGCACTAGCCGAAGTAAACCCCGACATCTACGATAAGACTTACGAGTGGTATACGTCTGGCCCTCGTCAGCGTCTCCAGCCGGGTGGCGCGATTATTGTGGTTATGACACGCTGGTCTAAGCGTGACCTCACAGGCGAAATCCTAAAAGCAGCAGCGCAACGCGAGGGCGATGAGTGGGAAGTCATCGAGTTCCCAGCAATTTTACCTAGCGGTAATCCTCTGTGGCCAGAGTTCTGGTCGATGGAGGAACTTGGCGCGCTACGCAACGAACTGCCCAATTCCAAGTGGATGGCGCAGTATCAGCAAAACCCGACATCAGAAAGCGCCGCCATAGTAAAACGTGAGTGGTGGCAGGAGTGGGAGAAAGAATCGCCCCCCTATTGTGACTTTATTCTACAGTCTTGGGACACCGCGTTCGAGAAGACTCAGCGCGCCGACTACTCTGCCTGTACTACGTGGGGCGTGTTTTATACACCCGATGATGCGGGGATTACCCAAGCAAACATTATTTTGCTTAACGCATTTCGTGATAGGATGGAGTTTCCAGAACTAAAACGAGTTGCGGTAGACGAGTATAAAGAATGGGAGCCAGACAGCGTCATAATCGAGAAAAAGGCTTCAGGTGCGCCTTTGATCTACGAGATGCGGGCTATGGGGATTCCCGTCCAAGAATTTACACCGACACGGGGGAACGACAAGATTTCCCGATTGAACGCTGTGAGCGACCTTTTTGCGTCTGGACGGGTATGGGCACCTGCTACTCGATGGGCAGAAGAGGTAATTGATGAAGTAGCAGAATTCCCTGCGGGGGCACACGACGACTACGTGGATAGTGTATCTATGGCGATGCATAGATTCAGACGAGGGGGTTACGTTGGTACAGCGCTGGACGAGCCGGAAGAAGCAGCAGTCTTCCGATCCCAAAGACAAGCGGGATATTACTAAAGATGTTACTAAAAACCAAAAACTTACGTCAAAACAACGCTACGCTAGGTCAAAAAAGAACCACGAAGCGCAAAAACGCTGGAGAAAAAATAACCCCGAAAGGGCTTGGGCTATTGCCGCCGTTTATAGTGCGAAGGTCAGAGCAAGGAAAAGAAACATACCGTTCGACATTACTGCGGCATACGTGGTTTCTATAATGCCCGATAAATGTCCCGTGTTTAGCACCAAGTTTAAGTTCAAAGGTAATAAGTTTATTAGGCCAGAAAGTCCGTGTATAGACCGCAAAATACCCAAAAAAGGCTATACAATGGGTAACATTGCGATAATTTCAAACCGGGCGAACCTAATTAAGGGTGCCAATAGTGCAAACGCTGTGTATATGGTGTATAAGTGGATGAAGAAGATAGGACTTAAGTGATGAAAATCGATAATCCATTCAAAGTAGGTAAAACTCAGTGGGCAAAATGGCGTGATGCCGCCCGCGCTATGTTCAACCGCTCTATGCAAGAAGGTATGGGATTCTCTGCGTCGTTTGAGGCAGCTCAAGAAACCAACGAGTACTGCATCAAGAACAATATTCGCGTTGGTTTGGGGCCGCTGGCTGAAGAAAAGCCCGCTAAGCCAGTAAAAGCGGCAGAAAAGCCCGCTGAGCCGGTAGAAGCGGAAGAAAAACCAGCTAAACCAGCCAAAAAAGCTCCTGTTAAGCGTCGTCAGACCAAGAAGGACTAACCATGGACATCGACAAGGCTCTCAATCAAGCTCCTATGGGGCTAGGCATGGAAGAAATGGGTCTGATGGACGGCGAACCGGCCATCGAGATCGAGATTGAGGACCCTGAGTCGGTTAGCGTGACTCTGGCAGGGCTTGAACTGGCCTTTGAAAACCAAGAAACAGACGAATTTGACAACAACCTTGCGGATGAGCTTGACGGCGAAACGTTGCAGGAGCTTGCTAGCGAGCTTACCGGCGACTACGAGGACGATCTGGACTCTCGTAAGGACTGGATGCAGACTTACGTAGACGGTCTGGAGCTTCTTGGCCTTAAGGTAGAAGATCGTAGCGAACCTTGGCCCGGCGCATGCGGTGTATACCACCCACTGCTGTCTGAAGCCCTCGTCAAGTTCCAAGCTGAGACTATGATGGAAACTTTCCCGGCTCAAGGGCCGGTGAAGACCAAGATCATTGGTAAAGAGACCAAAGAAAAGAAAAAGTCTGCCGAGCGCGTACGCAACAACATGAACTATGAGCTTACTGAGCGCATGGTTGAGTACCGACCCGAGCATGAGCGCATGCTTTGGGGTCTAGGGCTGGCAGGTAACGCGTTCAAGAAGGTTTATTACGACCCGGCGGAAGATCGTCCAACGGCTATGTATGTACCAGCAGAGGACGTTGTAGTCCCATATGGCGCATCTAACCTAGAAACTGCCGAGCGCGTCACTCACGTGATGCGTAAAACCGAAAACGAAATGAAGCGCCTCCAGCGCTCAGGTTTTTACCGTGATGTGGACCTGCCGGAACCCACCGACACCATGGATGATGTCGAGCAGGCCATTGCGGAGAAGATGGGGTTCCGCGCCACATCGGACGACCGCTACAAGCTCCTAGAGATGCATGTCGATCTGGTCATTGAAGACGACAAGTACAGGGAGAAAGAAGATGGCGACGTTGGACTACCGTATATCGTCACTGTGGACAAAGCTAGCGAAACGGTCCTCTCAATTCGCCGCAACTGGAATCAGAACGATAAGCAAAAGCGTAAGCGCAACCACTTCGTACATTATTCGTATGTGCCGGGCTTCGGTTTCTATGCTTTTGGACTTATCCATCTTGTTGGTGCTTTTGCTAAGTCCGGTACTTCTCTTATTCGTCAGCTTGTTGATGCTGGTACCCTTTCTAATCTACCGGGCGGCTTCAAAACTAAGGGTCTTAGAGTAAAAGGCGACGATACGCCTATCGGCCCGGCTGAATGGCGTGATGTAGACGTAGCTAGCGGCTCTATGCGTGATAATATCATGCCACTGCCGTATAAAGAGCCAAGCCAAGTGCTCTACAGCCTCCTTGGCACTATTGTAGAAGAAGGTCGCCGCTTCGCTGCCGCTGCTGACATGAAGATCAGCGATATGTCGGCACAAGCTCCCGTTGGGACCACGCTGGCTATTCTGGAGCGCACGCTCAAGATCATGTCTGCTGTGCAGGCACGCATCCACTATTCGATGAAGCAGGAGTTCAAACTCCTCAAGGTCCTGATCCGCGATTATACGTCACCTAGCTACGAGTATGAGCCTGTAGTGGGCGATGAGCGCGCAAAGCAGGCAGACTACGACACCGTAGAAGTAGTCCCCGTAAGCGACCCCAACGCTGCTACGATGGCTCAGAAGATCGTCCAGTATCAGGCGGTCATCCAGTTGGCCCAAAGCGCGCCGCAGCTTTACGACCTGCCCTACCTGCATCGCCAGATGCTTGAGGTGCTGGGTATCAAGGAAGCGGAAAAGCTGGTCCCGCTTAAGGACGGCGAAGACATGGAGCCGCGTGATCCTGTGTCCGAGAACATGGACATACTTAACGGTAAGCCCGTCAAGGCGTTTATGTACCAAGACCACGAGGCGCACATTAAGGTGCACACGTCCGCAATGCAGGACCCCAAAATTCAGCAGCTTATGCAGGCAAACCCGGGCGCGCCTGCAATGATGGCGGCAATGGCGGCTCACGTACAGGAGCATGTCGCGTTTGAGTACCGTCGCCAGATCGAAGAGGCCGCTGGAGTTCCTTACCCAGAACCCAACGCCGAGATGGACGAAAGCACAGAGGTCGAAATTTCACGTCTGGCTGCCGCAGCGGCAGAGAAATTACTAGGCAAACACCAAGCCGAAGCGGCGCAAATGCAAGCGCAGGCACAAGCGCAAGACCCGATCCTGCAAATGCAGCAGGCGGAGCTACAAATCAAACAGCAAGAAACTCAAATCAAACAGCAGAAGATGCAAATAGACGCTGCCGCAGAGGCAGACCGTCTGGACATCGAACGCGAGCGCATTGCTGCGCAAGAACGTATCGCCGGTCTTCAAGTCGGCGCAAAGGTATCCACAGACGAGGCCAAATTGGCCGCGAACGAACGTATCGCCGGTCTTCAAGTCGGCGCAAGAGTAGCAACAGACAAGGCAAAATTGTCTGCACAAGAGCAAGAAGCAGGACTTCGTATTGGCGTAGATATCGCCCGCGAACAAATGCAGGCAGCGAAAGAAGCGGAGCAACCCCCTGCTCCACAACCTAGGCAGCGAACTGAGGATATAGATGAATGACGAAATTTTAATCTACATATCTGACAAGATAAAAGAAGAACTTAGGGTCATCGAAGAAGACATGGTCATGGGAAATGCCAAGGACTTCGGTGCCTATAAGTATGCCTGCGGTATTTATCGTGGGTTGTTAATAGCCAACGGGATCGCAGCCGATCTCGCAAGAAAACTGGACAACGATGATGACTGACGTAGAGGACAAGACTCTGCCAAAAATGCCAAAGGTGCTGACGGCAGACCCCGAACGGAAGGCCAAGCAGCTACCTGACCCTTCAGGCTATCGCATACTATGTGCTATTCCGGAAATCGAAGAAAAGACCGAAGGCGGAATTATCAAGGCTGATATTACCCTTCACCACGAAGAACTCCTGACCACGACCTTGTTTGTACTGAAGCTAGGCCCGGACGCTTACTCAGACAAAACTAGGTTCCCTAGCGGCCCATGGTGCAAAGAGGGTGATTTTATCCTCGTGCGCCCGCACGCTGGTACCCGTGTGAAAATACATGGGCAGGAGTTCCGCGTAATTAACGACGATTCTGTTGAAGCCGTAGTGGAAGACCCACGCGGTATTACCCGAGCATAGGAGGCGAAAATGGCCCAAGAAGAACACATGGAAGAATTCAAGATCGAAGAAGAGCAGGAGCA